GAAGTGCTGAATGGCGTAGCTCAGCAAGCATTTGCTGCAAGTTTCCAGGCCAGTCAGGGGATGGTAGAGCATGGCGTGAGCACTGGGCGTAAGCAGCTTGAAGGCAGTCTGGATTCCCACTTCAAGAACTACATGCTCAAGCAGCAAACTCCTTCCAGTGATAACCCTGCACTGCAGCACCCAGTTGGTAAGGCGTTTTTGCAGTCGATCTCCCAACAGATCGCGAATGCAAATCCCCAGATGTCACCTGCTGAAGTTGCAAAGGCAGCGGAGCAGAATTTTACGGAGTTCGCCAAGATGCTTGCTCCCCAGCAGCAACAACCTTCCAGCCAGTCCTCCCAACCTGCTCAAGATTGGACTTCCTACTTGCAGTAAGTCCTCAGCCTTTCAGTCTTTCAATTAACGGAGCCTCAAAATGGCAACTGGTCTGATTTCTTCCGCGCACTTGCCGACCGACCTGGCGGCAAAATCGTTCGCAGCAATGATCACTCGGCTGATGCCGAATGGTACTGCGCCTCTCTTCGCACTCACTTCCCTGCTGAAGGATGAAACTGCGAAGGGGCTAGAGCATGGGTACTACACCCAGACCATGATCTTCCCGAGCCTGCAGATCAACAACGGCGCTGGCTACACCACTGGCGATACCAGCTTCACGGTGGATGCGTACAGCGATGTTGTTGCTGGCGACATGTTCCGCAATGACCGCACCTCTGAGGTGTACATTGTGAACACCACTCCCAGCGCTACGTCGGTGACTGTCACGCGTGCCGTTGGTACGACTGCAGCTGCAGCTCTGCTGGACAATGATGTGCTTTACCACATCGGCAATGCTTTCGAGCAAGGCTCGCTGCGTCCGCAAGCCGTGGCGCTGGTTGCTACTCGCTACGTCAACTACACGCAGATCTTCCGCAACAGCTGGGCAGTCACCAAGACGCTGGCTGCTCTGCCGCTGATTGCAGGTGATGGCGCTGTAGCTGAATCCAAGCGTGACTGCGCTGCGTTCCATGCGCTGGCCATTGAGAAGGCGCTGTTCTTCGGTCAGAAGTTCCAGGGTACTCGCAACAGCATGCCGTTCCAGACGATGGAAGGGATTGTTGCTCGCGTGACCACGGCTGCCAGTGGCAACATCACCACCCTGGGCGCCACCACCAACTGGACTCAGCTGGAAGCTGCTCTGGATCCCACGCTGGCAGTGCAGACTGATGCCACTAGTGGCAACATTCGCACGATGTTCGTGGGAGGTGTAGCTCGTCGTGTGATTCACAATATTGCACGTCTGAACTCCACTTACCAGATCACTGGCGTGGAGACCAGCTGGGGCATGCAGATCGACACGATCAAGACTCCGCGCGGCACGTTTGAGATGATTGAGCATCCGCTGTTCAATGCCTATGGCAACAACAGCACCTGGGGCAAGATGGCTGTTGTTGTGGATCTGAATGCTTTCGCGATTGCGTATCTGCGCCGCACGGAAGAGAAGAACTACAACGATACCGGCACTCCGGTTGACAGCGGTATTGATGCTCAAGGTGGCACGCTGACCACGGAACTGACCTGCCTCATCAAGAATCCTGCGGCTTTCGGGATTCTGTACAACTTCACTGCTGCGGCAGCTGGCTAAGAGTTCTCCTCGGTGTGGGACTTGGGGAGGGGGCTACGGCTCCCTCTCCTTTTTTCGCATCTTCCTTCCACCAACTAACTTCCACACATCATGCTTACTTCTGCTAATTACGTTCGTGAAGAAGGTGTTCTCAACACTGGCGAAGAGATCTCTCCTGAGTGGGATCTGAAGGCTCCTGGTGTTAGGGTATTTCGTGCATCTGTGCCGAATTGCCGGACTCATATGCCCGATGGGGCTGAGATTCGATTCCGTGGTGGCATGTTCGCTACAGCCAACCAGGACATCATCGCGTTTCTGGAGAAGGTTGCAAATAAGCGTGGCAGCCTGGTCTATACAACTGTAGAAGACGCGATGGCTGTTGAGCTTGCTGGAGCAGCTGAAGATGCTGCGCTGCCTGCAGGTAATGCTCAGAAGACCGGCACTAAAGCATCTGTTGAGATGCTGGAGTCTTCCAAGAATCTGAAACCTGTGACTACTATTCAGAAGTAATCGCAGCAATTATCACCGTCCGGAGAGTGCTATGGCTGTCACCTTTGCAGAGATGCAATCTGCTGTCAATGATCTGACCAAGCGGCCAGAGCTTGTGGCAGTCACAAATCTTGCAATTAGGACCGCCACTCTCCGGGCGCATGCTGTCGATTTCTTTCCTCGCGATCGCGCGAGTTTTGCACTGACTTATACACCTCCCACATCTACAGCTTTTGTAGACATTTCAGGACTTTACACTTCCATTCCGCTGCTGCGCACTGCTGAGTTTCTGCAGAGCGAAGACACGCTGTCTCTGGCAGCTACTGAGAATCTGGAATACATCCAGTCTGTTGAGCAGTTCTGGGACGAAGATAACGTCCGCCGCTACTCTGTCTTTACTCAGATCGGTGACGCCCTTCGCTGCAGCTTTGCAAGCGCTACCGGCCGCGCGCGTCTGTGGTACTATGTGAATCCTGACGTTTCCTCAGCTTCCTACAACAGCTGGATTGCCGATCTGTATAAAGATGAGCTGGCTTACTGGGCGGCAGGCATTGTGTGGGCTCGCAGCGGCTTTCAAGAGCAGGCGCAACAGACACAAGCGCACGTAACTGCCTTCAAGGATTTGCTCATCAGCAGCCACTTGGCTGCAGTTGTTTAAGAATTAGGACCTGTCATGGCAACTTACGTTCCGAATGCAAGCACTCTGACGGAGCCCACGTCTTCACGGATGGTGGGCTCTGCTGCAGAAGAGTTTCGAGTTCTGAAGACTGCTGTAGATGTGCGAGCAGACAGTCTGGAAGCTGACGTAGATGTGCTAATCACTGATATGTCACAGGCGCAAGATGACATAGATGTCTTGCAGAACCAGATGACTGCGGTTGGCCTCGGCACTGATTCTGTAGCACTCGCAGCCAATCTCGCCAGCGCGGCCAGCGGCAAAGGGGCGGCGCTGGTCGGCATCGAGGACGCGGCCGACAACTATGTCGGAACAAACGCCGAAGCGGTCCTGGCAGAGATTGCGCTGCGGTCATACAGCGTCGAGCTGGAGCGGTATTCGCACCTAGCCACCGTGTCTGTTTTGCCAGATCCGCACCCAGGAGAGTTGCGGTGGGATGCTGCTTTTGCAGCTGCGCAGGCCGCCGCAATCGCGAAGAAAAAGCCGATCTACCTCGGCTGCAACCCGGTGATCAAATACTTCACGGCGGGGCTTGATTGCTCATCGAACGATGCGGCGGCGCCGAAAGACGGCCTGAAAATCTTTGGCGCTGGCTCTAACCAATCAAAGATTGTTGTCAGAGCCACGACCGGCGCGGCAATGGAGGTTCAGGGAGTAGGCTCGCTGCGGCTGCATGATTTCCAGATCGGCGGCAATGTACCGATCGGTATTGCAGGCGGTCGGGCGACTGTTCGCCAATGGTGCGGAGATCATTATTACGACGGCGTGCGGATCATCCTGAGCGATGACATGGCCCAAAACAACGGCATCGGGACGATTGCACTGCTTGGAATTGAGCCGGAGGAATCTACATATAACAACTGCGAGTTTTGGGCGAATTTGCCGGCGATCATCTGCCCCCCGAACAACATCAGCGTCCAGACGTTCACGTCGGCCGGCTCACTGACGACAAAACGAATTTACGCGTACACCCCGGCGTACACGCCGATCATCGGCACGTTGCTAAGTAACACCGTGTTCCGTTTCACGGGCGGGTGCCGAATGGTTTCGTGGCAGCCGAACAGCCCGCAACTGTCTCTGCGCACCGTGTCGAGCCTGGATCTGACGAACACGTTTTTTCAGGTACGTGGTGGCGGGTCGAACCCGTCAGGGGATGTTCGGCCGAACCCATACGCAATCGACGCGGAAAACGTCTGGAACCTGAAATGGTTCGGCACTTGCGAGCGCGCGCCAATTGACGACACAAAAACCGACTCCGGGTTTGCGCTCCTGTCAGGCTCCATTGAAAACTGGACGTGCAGCGGAAACGCTGGGACAGCCAGCAGCGTCACCAATAACAAAGTTCCTGTTATCTATGGCGTCGACTTTGCGACAGCGACTTGGAAAAACTGCGATTTCAAAATCAGAATTAACGGCAACCAGGCGCAATACCCGTTCGGATATTCTGAGGCCACCAGCAGCATCCAGATTCAAAACTGCTCGTTTGACATCAGCAGCACGGCCAGCCTGAGCACGATTCCGCAGGC